TCCTACCATCAGTGGGACAACGGTAGGGAATGATTACTTCTTCACTACCCCACTCAAGAATTGAGTCCGTAGAATCACAGAAGTACATAAATTTTTTCTCCCAATTTGATCTGTATATGATCTTTGTTGGGTTTCCTTTATACTTCTTAGGATTCTTCGGTTTATACTTACCCGAATAAGCCATCCTAAATAAAATGGATACACTTAGATATTTAGAGTGCCTAACACCTCAATACCAAAATACGTTCAGGATATCGCTAAGAAAGGCGGTATGGCGATGTCCAATGGATTCGCTGTAAAATTTAATATGGATGGTAAGTTAAAGAAATATATCGATAGTGTTGTAACCAATGCTGATATATATGAAGGATTTTGTGATGAAGCTCAATTACCACCTTCACAAGCAGCGACTGGACAGTTACAAGGGAGACTTCTAGGAGAAGGATCCATATCATATGCTCACACTAAGCTTTACACTGATGTTCAATTAGGGTGGATGTGTGATGCTAACATGGAACCATTTAAGTTTGTTAATGCTTGGTGGCAGTATATATTTGCTGAGTATCAACCTGGTGCTAGTGATCCTATAGATGAGGATGGATATGCACCAGGAACTACTGGTAGAAGCTTTGGTGGAATAACTAGTAGAGACATTAAGAGTCGGTATAGAACTACTAGAGTTAGATATCCAGATGATTATACTTGTACTATTATGATAGCAAAGGTAGAAAGAGGGTTTAATTCAGCACTTGAAAGGGTTTCTGGGGTACATGTACTTCAGGATGCTTATCCATATACGGTTGATTCTATACCATTATCATATGGTGCTTCTCAGCTAACTAAAGCTACAGCAACATTCCATTACACTAAGCATCATGTGATCTATAATGATATTGCTGATTGGGGTTGGAATAATTGTGTTCCAATGATGGATACTGATGACCCTGAATTCGGTAACTTTGGTACTACAACGGTAAATGGAGTGTCAAGAGGTCAATAACGCTAATATATGCTATAATTATATTATGATTGAAAAAATAGAAAAGATGATCAGGAATCCTGCAGTCATAGATGACTTCATGGATAACTGCTTTTATGGTATTAATACACAACGTGATAAGAGTGAAGGAGCTCCACGTGTTAAATGGGAGTGGGAGGATCATACTACCTCATCCATGTTTCCTCAATTCTCTCATGAGTTGATGCATGGACATGCTAGGAGACCTACTAATGGTTTATTCTCTGATTCACCATACTGGAAATTTTTTAGGAAAATCATTAAAAACTTTCTGGAGGATAATGAACTAGAACATAAGCGTATAACTAGAGCAAACATAAACTGCACGTATAATTTTCCATACGCTCATTGTAGTGACCCTCATGTAGATTATCCTCAAAATCATTACACTGCTATCTTATATCTTAATAATGTAGTTGGTAGTACTTATATTTTTGATAAAAATGCTAACTATAAGAATTTAGAAGAGGACTCTTCAAAGTTTATAATACCATACAAGACTATTGATTGGGAGAATGATCCTATCCCAGTAAAACATGAAGTTAAACCTGAGAAAGGTAAGATGTTGTTATTTGATGGATCTCATTATCATGCAATGTGCCCAACAACACCAGGAGATCTCAGACTCATCGTTGTTTATAATATTTCGTACTAAATAAAAGAAAACTACATTATGGCTTTACCAAAGGTTGTTGCTCCTACCTATGAGCTCGAATTACCGTCAAACGGAAAAAAGATTAAATACCGTCCATTTCTTGTTAAAGAAGAGAAAGTCCTTCTTATTGCTATGGACTCAGGGGATGATAAACAGATAACACAAGCAACTGTAGATGTAATTAATGCCTGTGTTACATCTCGTATAAAAATTGAAGATTTACCTAGTTTTGATCTGGAATATGTATTCCTTAAGATTCGTGCTGCTTCCGTAGGGGAAGAAATCACGGTTAATGTGGTATGTCTTGATGATAATAAGACTAAAGTACAACATACCATCAACATTAATGATGTTGAGGTTTTTAAGCCAAAGGGTCATACTGAAAAAGTTATGATCAATAAGAATGTGGGTGTTATTATGAAATACCCTAAGTTAGATCATTTCATTGAGTTTGGGGTTAGAGGTGAGACTGATATGGATGGTCTAGACATTATTGTTGGGTGTATAGATCAGATTTTTGATGGTGAAGATGTTACTGAATCTTCTGATTGTACACCAAAAGAACTTAAGGAATTTATTGAGAGTCTTACTCAAAGACAGTTTAATAAGGTGTCTAAGTTCTTTGAAACAATGCCTAAGCTTCAACATAAGTTTGAGGTTGTTAATCCAAATACCAAGAAGTCGTCTACATATACCTTAGAGGGGCTGCAGAGTTTTTTCGCATAGCACTCTTCCACACTAATCTGGAGGAGTATTATCAAACTAATTTCGCTCTAATGCAGCACCATAAATATAGTTTGACAGAACTAGATAATATGATGCCTTGGGAGAGAGTAGTATATCTTGCACTCCTTACCCAATATCTTGAGGAACTTAAACAAAAACAGCAAGCACAACGATAATGGCTTCAGGAACCCAAGGATATTCAAAAACTACAACAGATAAGAGTCTTGCTGATACTCTTATTTCGGAGTATAAGAAGCTGCGAAAGAGAGCTAAGTCTGGTGGTAGTGAGAATCCTATTGATCCTGCGAATCTTAAGTTTGTTCAGGATTCTGTTCAAGCTGTAGATGATTTTATAATAAGTGGTATTAATGGTATAAACTCCATGTTTTCCACTAGTGCTAGTCCAGTAGATGATTTGGATCCAGTTAGTTATGATGATGGTACTGCAATTGATGTTGAAGTAGTTACTGAGAATAAGAAACAGACTGCTTTATTAGAGCAACAAAATACTTTACTTGGATCGTTTATAGATCTTAAGACAGATATTTTAGCGGATTCTAAGAGACTGAGACAAGAAGAGAGGATGGAAGAGGAAGAATTCCTTTCTGGTACTCAGGGATATCGTGGTGCTCTAGAAAAGAAGGGAGGTGGTGATGGTATTCTAAGTAAGCTTTCTGATATTGTACAAATTGTTGTTGGTGCTAAAGCAGCTCTCCTTGCACTTAAAGCTGCAATACCTTTAGCTCTTAAGACAGCTCTTGCAGGTGCAATGACTAAGATGGTTGGTGTATTCAAGGGATTGAAGTTGGGTGCTGCATGGAAAGGAACTAAGAACTTCTTTGGTAACATGTTCAAGAAAAGAAATGTTGCTGCTGCTGATGATATAGTTAATCAATCTGGTAAAAGTGTAACCCCTAATAGAAATATTGATAATCTACAAAAGGTTAATGTTAAAGATGATCTACTATCAAAGAACTTAAAAAATAAAAATAATCTATTAAAGCAATCCAATCTTGAGAAAGTAGATTTAAGTAGTAGTGGTAGTAATGTTAAAAAAGAGGTACTTGAAGAAATTGTTCTTGATAATACAGGAAGTGGTAAGAATATATCGAAGAGCATAAAATCTGCAAATACAAACTTAGGTGGAGGAACAGGTATTGTAGATGATGTAGTAACTTCAGGTGTAGGTACTATAGATGATGGTGCTAGTAGCATTGTTAATCAAATAACTTCTAAACCTGCTGTTAAACCTAAGTTTAATATTAAGACCTTCCTTAACCCTAGGACCATCAATTGGAAGAATATGTTTAAAGGTGGTGTTGTTGGTATTGTTACAGGAATGATTACTGGGAAGATTAATGACGCATTAGCAGAATGGGAAGCTTCTTCTGTAGCAAATGGTATATCAAAAAAAGACATTGAAGGTCAAAAAGCAGAGATTCTAAGATTAAAGGAGGAGATTCTTAAAGAAGAAGATTGGAAGAAGAATCCTTTATTCAGATTACAACAACTTTGGGGAATACTTGAGGCTGTTGTTAGTATGGGTGGTAAGTCTCCACTTCAAATTGGTGATCAGAAAATAAAAATGAACGAAATGATTCTTCAGAAATTGAAGGATAAAGGCATTGATATTAATAGTACTACCGTAGATGGTGGTGTAACAAATAATAACGAAGAAATTAATAATACGGAGGTTAATGGAGATGAAAACCTTAGTTCTAATTCTAATGCTTTTTCAACAGAGAACATTCTGGGTAGTCAAGGAGTAGAAGTAGCATCAACAGATTTGACTGGAGTTTTGGGTGATACTAACACTGTCTCTAAAGTCAATGGACAGAACTTCTTCCAGACAAGTAATAATACTACCACTGGAAACTTAAAAGGTTTAACTGGGGATGATTATAAATGGTTAGCTTATGCTATTAGTGGTGAGGCTGCTCAAGGTACAGATGATATCTATGGTGTTGCTGCATCTATACTTAATAGAAAAGCAAGAGGTGATGGGAGTATAGAAGAGATCATCTCAGCACCTGGACAATATGAAGCATTTGAGAAGGGAACTATGGTGGACAGTCCTGAGATTGCAGCTCTATTACAGAGTGAAGAAGGACAGGCAAAGCTTATGGAAGCACTTAGAGTCTTGAAAGGTAGAACTGATTTCAAAGGACAGTCTCAATTGGGAAATAGAGTTGCAACAGAAGATCCTATGTTTGATAAGGATGGTAATTTCTTCCATCATTCATGGCAAACTTCTGGTGATTCTGTAAAACCAGAAGGATGGAAACCAGTTAATTGGCAGCAATATATGCCTGGTGAGGGTATAGAAGGAGCACAGGGATTGAATAATAAGTTAAGTCAACAGGTTGCTGGTCTTAGTAGTGAGACATCAGGTGCTCCCACGTTTATATTCATTCCACCTACTACTGGTTCTGGTAATAATGATGCTGGACCTAATGATGGTGCTACTTCAGTGAACTTAGCACAGTTACCTACAGAGAATAGGAATCTTGATCCTTATAAATTTAATAGTCTTCAGAGGCTTAATGCATAATGGAGAATAATAATTCAGCATTTTCGTATAAGCTTACGAAATTGGATCTAATTGATAATTCTGGTAAGGCTTGGAACTTGATTCCTGGTGCTCAAGCTATAACATATTTTGAATCTATCTCCGATCCTTATGTAAGTGCTAATATTAGGATATTAGACTCTGGTGAAAGTATAATCAATAAGATAGTTGGTGGTGAAGAAGTTCATATGAGTGTTGCTGGACCTGATGAGAATGAGTATCATTATATTCTGATGGTCTATATGATTGGTGATAGATCTGTATCTAATAAAATACAGACATATAATATTGGATTGATATCAGCAGAAGCTCTTACTAATGAATCTATGAAGATTTCTAAGAGTTTAAAAGGTCGTCCTGATCAGATAGCGAAAGAGATTCTAGAGGATGAAAATATTATTAATACAGAGAAGGATGTTTTTACAACTCCTTGTCATAATAATACAAAAATACATCCTAATGGTAAGTCACCATTTCAGGTGATTTCGTCTCTTTGTAATGGTTCTCTTGCTGCTGTTAAATCTAATGTGGCTGGTAAAACTAGTTCTTCTACTACAAATGATGAGAAATCATTGGGAGGTAGTGCTGGATATGTGTTCTTTGAGAATAGAAAGGGATATCATTTTAACTCAATTGATGCTCTCTGTGATGTTAAAGGAGAGTTTGGTGGTAGTGGAAATATAAGATCATTTGTTGATAGTGCAGAGGGTGATGTTAATGAGGATTCAATCATAAATGTTAATTTTGAGAGTGAGATAAATTTAATTCATGCACTACGTTTAGGAACATACTCCTCACAGTTACAGACCTATGATATATCTTCTGGTAAGTTTGAAGTATACACCTATAACTTAAGTAAAGAGTGGGATAATCAATCTCATTTAGGTAGTCAGAGTAGGTTAAATCCTATGCAGGAGAAACTTTCTAGTCATCCAACGAGGATCCTATCAACTATAATTGATCATGAGAAAAATTATATGGGTAGAGGTACACCAGACCCAGATGATCCTGGATATACTGGTGATAATAATTTCTGGGATTATAGTAAACATCATGTAGCACAGAATATTTCTCGTAATTTTATGCTAAATACACAAGGATTGCGAATTGATGTCCCAGGAAATATCGATTTGTGTGTGGGGGAAAAAGTCAACGTGATTCTACCTTCGTCAGTATCAGAGGATCAGAAACTAGATGAACCGATAGATGAATCTAACAGTGGATTCTATCTCATTCATAGTTTATCCCGATTCTTTGATCAAAGAACACAGGAGGTAACTACTGTGTTAAAATTAAAAAGAGACTCCTTTGGAGCTCAACAAACAGACAACGAAGTTCTATTATTCTAGGATAGACAACTATGAAAACTATAGAAGAACATATTCAAAAAGACAGGGACATTTTAGATGACCCAACAACTAGTCCTGCAGCTCGTAGGCATGTTACAGAAGAGCTCCATGAGTTAGAAACTTATCGTGAGCATCATATCGAAGAGATTAATAGTGGAGATCATCACGATCCTAACACTATCGAACTATTCTGTGAAATGCATCCAGATGAGCCTGAGTGCTTAGTGTATGATGATTGAGGTATAACGTATGGATCCTTTTCAATCTTCAATGCCTCTCCAAAGAATTGGAGAGGATGGTACTACTTGGTGGATTGGCCAAGTAGAACAGATTGATACCGTTAAAGCGTCTAATCGTTTTAAGGTGAGGATCCTTGGCGTTCATACTCATGAATGTGCAAATGTAAAAACTGAAGATCTACCTTGGGCACATGCTACTCTACCTCTTACTACACCATATGGTACTGGTGGTAGAAAGGGTGCTACTGTTAACTTAGAACCTGCTGATTGGGTATTTGGTGTTTGGACTGATATTGATAAGCAAAGACCTATAATATTAGCATCATTAGGTCAGACACCAAATGCTGCATCAACAGCACCAGAGACATTAAAGTCTGAAGATGGAACATGTTTAGCATTCACATCTAAGAGACATCCAGATGTTAATCCATACAAACATCTAGCAGTTAATTATGCTGAGAATAATAAGAACATAGCTTCTGGTCAAATTCCTGGTAGTGATCCAGGAACATATTGTGCTTCTGATCTTATGCATCAGAAGGAGAACTCACCTGTAAATCCATATGGTTCTAATGTTTGTGTTGCTCTAGCAAATGCAGAGTGTGGTGGAGATACTAAAACAGATGTTAAGTATATCATGGGTGAACTGTTTAGAATGGTTCAAGATAGTGGTGGTAATATAGGTGATTATTTAATTAATAAGGTTAATGGAGAGCTTGTTAGTTATAAAAACAAAGCACAAGGATATATTAATAAACTCCTTAGAGTTATTAAAGCTGCTCTAGCAAGGATTCGTGGCGAGATAATTGCTGCACTTAGAAAGGGTGTTGATGCTTTAGTTAAGATGATAACAGCACCATTTCAGGGTATCATGGAATCTGTGCAGCAGTGGTTGCAAGCTATGCTTGCTAAGATTGGATGCTCTATAGAGGATATATTTGAAAGGTTAGTTGACTTTATTACTAAGTTGATCTTTAACTACTTGATGAAAGTATTCAGAGCAGCAACATGTCAGATTGATATCTTTGTTAATGCGATCCTTAACAAG